ATTCCAGGTTCCTGAATAACACCGTTCAACTGACAGATGATGTTGTTCTCAGGTCTGATCGTGTTGGACTGAACACCTTCAGTCAGAGTCAGTGAGTAGAACACACCACCCAGTTTCAGGTTGAAGGAGTTCCTCAACGAGTCGAAGTCGAAGGAGATGTCATCCAACTGTCTCAGTTTACCCACGTAGACGCCGTGGAACGTGGAGTTGATAGCAGGTGCTTCAGTGAACTGAATGTTGTCAGAGAATGCCGTGTAAGCGTTGTTACCGCCAGGAGGTTGGAGGATACCGTTCACGAAGATCATCATATGACCTGCGGGATCTGGGAAGTAAGGAGTTCCGTTATCAGTGGTCAACTTGAAGTTCTGTTGAGAACCATCAAAACCACGGAAGAATCTCTTCACGCGCCCGCGTAGGTATTTCGCCCCACCACAAGCACCTTGGAATCCAAAGTCACCAATAATCTGAGAGTTCTTCAGGAATGTTCCATTACTATCTTCCAGGTGGATAATCAGGCGAAGACCAACTTGTTCAATCTTCGCGACCTTACCATATGCAGAAGTCGGTGTGATTGTAACGTTGGAGATCGCGCTGGTGTAAACACTTGGGAAGTTAGAACCAGGAGGAATCTTGGCAAGTTGATATGCAGTATTGTTTGCAATAGCAGTCAGGTCATTGCTCAAGTCTTCAATGATACCAATGTATCTGTTCGTCTCGTTAGCGAGATAAACGTAGTTGTTATCAGTATCGTGCTCGGTAACCACGAAGGTGTGACCCACAGACTGACCTGCGTTTTGGAGTTGCAGCACGTCACCAACTTGGAATGTGTCTGTAACACCAGTATCAGTGGTCAAACTTGCATACGTGAAGCGTGTGATCTCCGTAGAGTGCAGATACTCACCGAATCCAGGAAGAATGTTGAATCCTTCAATTTCAATGATCTGATCTGTAACAGAACCGTAGATAACATCTCTCTCCTTGAATTCGCCTTTGACAGTTTCGATGTCAAATGTAACGCGACCAAGTTGGTTGTTGATCAGAGCACCGTCATTATTACGGACGATTAGTGCATTTGCCTTACCAGAATCTTCTTTGGAGTAAACGATGTCAGTTGCAATGAACTCACCCTTGTCGAAGTTAACCAGGATTCTATCGTCGGGAATACTTGTGATCGATGCTTGTGCGCCGCTAGTAGTTCCCTCAATAACATCACCTTGCTGGAATTGACCGCCATTGACGATGAGTTTGACGTAACCCGTACCAGTTGCTCCAGTAGAAGCAAGCAATGTTGAAGTGTTTCCAGTAGCACCCTGAACAACCACGGTTTCACCAAGAGTGAAGAAGGTTTCAGTTGTGACATTGACTTCTGCGTGCTTAACCTTGTACATAACCTCTGCGAGGTTGTCCTGAACACGGATGACCTCACCGTATGCACCCGAAGAAGTGCCATAGAAGATGTCAGCAGGTTGAATACCACCAGTGATAGGAGTAGGAATGACACGATCACCATATGTGGTGGCAATTCTGTCAATACCGCTCTCACGCAAGCAGACGAACGTATGAATTTGACCTGCGGTTCCAGGTGTCAGACTTGTAATCTTGTGACCATCGATATATTCTGCCAACCAGATGGTATTTGCAGTCGTATCGGGGTGAATATAATATTGCGTGAATGTAAGTTCAGCAATATTGCTACCAAGAACTTGATAACTGACTCTATCGTATGCCTCAAACGGATGACCCGCAGCAGTGATAGAACCGTTGGCATTGACCGCAACACCAGCGTCGAAGGACTGCTTAAGGATAACTGTCGGAGGAGTAGAACGCAGTAGAGCAGTCTGAATAAAGTGATCAAGTTGATCGATCTTATACTCAGCGTAAACAGTTGGGCGAAGTTCGCGATCCGTGTACGTGGGTTCTTGATTGTAAGTACCAGGAGTAATTGCTCTCTGACCAATGATTTGCTTACAGAAATCTTTAATTGCAGTTGCGTGATAGATCAGGTAAGTTCTGAAGACGCCAGGGAATGCAATAAAGTTGCCCTCAGCATCGAACCAGGAGTTAACGAGTGCCAGAGTTGCAGCATTACCATCGGTGAGCAAGTCGTAGATGAATGCCTTACGGATAGAACTACCGTATGCTTCATCACCACCATAACCACTGTACTGTTGAGTAGTCTTGTAGTATGCCTCACGGTTGATGTAGTTATCATTGATGATCAGCAGACGTGCTGCCTGACGATACATCTCACCTGCTCTACCCAGAGTATCCTCAAGAAGATCGAAGAGGACATTGGAAGCAGATCTAACGTTGTAGCAAAGACCACCACCATTATTCAGAGTGTTACCAGTTGCCTTGGTGGTTCTAACGAGACCACTATTTGTCAACCAGTTACCGCTACCTGCTGCTGCAGTATTGACGGTGTTGATCACGTAAGAGAACAGGGTGTCAATAGAAGCAGAAACCAGAGCACAGTCACCGTTACCTGCCATATCATAGGTAATATCGATGTCACGTCTGAGTGCACGCTCACCAGTAAGTGGCCACTCATCAGGAAGTGTTCTCGTCACACCGTTCAGATAACCCTGAGGGTTAGCAGTTTGCGTGAACAGGTTGATGGGAATACCCATCAGTGTTGTAACTGCTGCTGCCTCATTCTGGCAAGTGGGGTTAGCACTGTCAGTTGTGATTGTGCTATCAATCGCTTGAGTTCCTTCTGTTGTACCGTTGGTTGTAACAGACTGGTTTCTAAGAACCTCAATAGCAATATCGCGTGCCTGTTCCATAATGTACTTGGTCTCAGTTGCCTGAGAAAGCACGTGAACAACTGCGTTAGCGTTGCTAATATAGAACTCAGTTGCGTAGTACATCTTGTTGTTGCCACCGTGCTTCAAGTTGAAGATCAGAGCATTCAGGATGTCAACAACGTCGTCAACACAGTTCTGATAACCACCAGGGATGACCAGAGAAGGATAATTAGACAGTCCACGTCCAACTGCAGTTGTAGCAATGAATCTGAGGTTATTTTCAATGCTGTTTGCAGAATCGTAGAAACCATTTGCAGTTGCATTGTTATCATAATCACCGCGAGGGACGCCACCGCCACCGCCTCCTCCAAGAGCACCACCGCCTCCAGTGGACTCCTCGAAGGGATTAAACCCAAGCTTGTTGCGGATCGCGAGAATTGACATATCACGTGCCAACTTATAGGCGTGAACAGTCTCTGCAGATTGATTGGTAACGTGCTGCAGACCCATCTGAGTATCCAGATAGAGTGCAGATGCGTCGTAAGACTTCTCGTTTACTGTGAATCTGAGGTCGTGGCAGACTGCGTTGATGTAATCAACCAGGTCATCTTCACAGTTGACCTTACCACCAGGAACTTTGAATCCATTATGCTTAAACGCAGAGGTCTTCATAACCAGATCAACCGCTTCCTCAGCGATGATACGTGCATTTTCCTCTAGGATGTTTGCAGAATCAAGTGCACGATCGGTACCAGAGAAGATGTGGGGATCGGGAGGATAGAAAGTGCTCTCAGTAATTTCAGCACCATCAACATTGTAGTTGACAGCAGCATCGTAAACCTTTCTGTATGCGGGGAGATCAGTGTATTGATACTGATAGAAATCGTTAACTGTTTGAGCGTTAGTTCCAGTCAGGTTAGCAATGTTCTCATTACGACCAACCAACAGGTTTTCCAGTGCTTTACCACACAGGAACTTCACATCTTCAAATGCATCCAGCATAGGAAGAAGTTCACCTTCAATGTAGTTGATGTCTTCTTGACTATCCAGGTAAGAATCGATAATACCTTGGATATTGGAGTTACCGCCAGTAATCAAGTCACCAGCAACAGCAGGGATGATGTGATCTCTGAGATCTCGAATGCACTTCTCTCTGTTGGGGATAGTGAGTTTGCTTTGCTGATAGAACGCGATGTTGACAAGCCATTTCTCTTCCAGCATTGCCACCGCTTCATCGGCAATAGACTTACGGTTGAAGTAGAGAAGATCAGCACCATCACGGAATCTGTGACCAGTTGGAGCAATAACGTCCAACATATTGTCAATCAGATCAGTAATAAACGTTGTAATTTGAGAAGACGCTGGCGAGGAGAAGTAGTTAGGAACACGAATTCTGTTGGTATATTCACCAGTCAGATCATCTTGGTTTGCAGTGATAACATCAATACAGATCTTACCAACTTCACGCCAGGTATAGATGGACTGGAGAAGTTCACCGTTCACGTGCTTCAGAGCACCAGATCCTTCCAGGTATCCACGACCTGCAACGATAGTGTTGAAGTTGCCACCATAACGAAGATCGTTAATGATTGCGGGGATGATAAAGGAGTGAGTATCACGGAGACACTTGTCGGTACCTGTAGTAGCGAGACCAACGTCTCCAGGAATAACAAAGTCAGGATACTTTGCCTTCATACGACCAACTGCTTCTTCTGCAATCCAGAAGCGGTTCTTATCAATGATGTCAGCACATTCACGATAATCATCGCGAGAAACATCAACTTCCTCAGTCATAATCTCACTACGCCACAGTTCAACACCGTCAGCAGTTGCAGAAGAGATTATGGTTTGACCATAAGTCGCGTAGATTGCAGTAGTTTCCATCGGGAACGGTTGACTACCGTTAAGACCGAATGTGACATCAAGACCTTCGTATATTGTAGTGTATACGGTGGGGGGAGTAAAAGTAGAAGAATATGCAGCGGATTTTCTGATGACCATTTGGTCCAGATGTCCGTCATAGGTTTCACCGTTGTTCCAAGCAGCACCAACCTTGAACGCTGTATCGCCATAGTCGTTATTGTCAGTATAATCAGAACCGACTTGCGTACCGTTCACGAACATCTTAGTAACGTTCGATGCACGGGAAACAGCGATGTGATACCAGGTATCGATAGTTGTGATGGCACCAGTAGCAGTGATATGGTCACCAGCACCAGTACCATAACGGAGAGAGGTTCCACTCATAAAGAGTGTTGGCGCAACGCTTGAAGATGTAGAACGAGCGTCGATAATTCTCTGAACACCAGTTACGCTGTCAGGGCGAATCCAAGCTTCGATAGTGAAGTCAGCAGTACCAAAATTGACTCTTTGGTCAGCAATCATATCAATTTTGCTACCAGATCCACTGAAATCAAGAGATCCAGGTCCAACACCAAATGTAATGTTGTCTACGGAGACATTTGCATAGGTAATCTTGGAGTTGGTGATGTACTCATTTCCAGAGAACGCACCAGTAACACCCTTGGTGTAGATCCACTTGTTACCAGCATTTGTACCGATAATTTCGGCGGTAGCACCAGAGGTGATACCCTTCATCGTGTCACCGAAGTTGAAGAATCCACCAGAAGACTTATTACTATAGTTGTGCTTGATAGAACGAATAGTTTCGTTATCTTCAAACGCATATGGGGGTTCAACACGAGTAACATTACTGATAGACCACTGATAGGTTGCAGGATCTGCACCTGTAGGATCTTGCAGAGAATCTGTGATGATCTTAATAAAGTTAGTAACGGCAGATGTCTGACTCACGCAAGCAGTGCTGCTACCGATAGATGTTCTACCATCAGCATAGTTTGCTTGAGGTGCAGTCTTGGTATATGCTGCTTCAAATGCTGCCAAAGTTCCAGGAGATGCATTGGTACCCAGAGCATTGATGGGAATATCCATCAGAGTTGTAATTGCAGCAGCAACTGCTTGACAAGTCGGGTTAGCAGGATCAGCAGTAATAGAAGTGTCAGTCACTTGGTTCCAACCGTGGGAACCTTGCTTGACAACAGCTTCGTTTCTCATAATGCTGATTGCCATCGCCTTTGCCTTGGTGAAGGCATTTACAGTGTCATCTTCGTAACCAGCAACGTGTGCACCTGCCATATAGTAACGAGTTGCATCGTAAACAAAGTCGTTACCACCGTGTGCCAAGTTGTATGCCATCGATTCAACCATATCCACGATGTCAGACAAGCAGTTGACATCTCCACCAGGAACTACCAGAGATGGATTCTGCGTCTTAGCGTAGTGCAGTGATTCGTGTGCGATATACCACTTGTTAGCAAGGATCAGTGTACGAGCGTCAGCGTGACTATTGCTAACAACTTCGTATTCAGGAGTCAGGGTCAGATCCTTCCACTGAGACAGAGTTGTATACTCAGTATCAATATTCTCCATTCTGATGCACTTCAGAGCAAGATCTCTTGCTGCGTTCATTGCATAGATGGTTTGAGGAACTGCACCGTCGAGATGGTAGATTGCCTGGTTCTGGACATATGTGTTGGCAATATCCCAGATCTCAGAGTTACCATCAAACTCAAGTTGCCAAGCAGCTGCGTTGATAACATCAACGATGTCATCCATACAGTCTTGATTACCACCAACAGTATTGATGCTAAAGGAGGGGTAGAAATTCAACATATCACCCACGGCTTCTTCAGCAATAAACCGTGCATTCTTCACCAGTGCGTCAGATGCATTCTTAGCACGAGTATCAGTAACCTGTCTGAGAGAAGAGTTGCCGAAGTAGATCTTCTTCAATCTGATGTTGGTTCCAGGTGCAAAATCGGTACCAGTCAGTTGATCGTAACGAATTTCTTGGTTGCGGACAGACTCAAAGTCAAGGAAATCTTGGTTGTTGGGTGCCTCAAGGTCATTGAGTTCTGTTGGGTTAATAACAGTTGCACCAATGTCGTCAAGAATGACGTTCGGGAATGTTGTTGAAGGAACTCTCTGGAAAACAAGAGCAAAGAACGAAGATGAGGGAGACAGATCAACCTGGTCAATAATTTGATTGCTGGTGTCATCGCTATACGGAGCGATAACAGTAACAGTAGCAGCAATTTTAGATCTAGAAGAGTAAATAACATCGTTGAACTTGATGTTAAATTCACCAGTCTCAAACTTATCAGTACCAGAAGTACGAGAAACGACCAGTTCGTTACCAATAACACCACCCTGCAAGTTATTTTCTTCAATAATTGCAAAGTCGCCCTTGAGGTTGGTGATTCTTTCACCTTGCTCAAAAATCGTCTTAGAAGTAACGGGGTTTACAGTTGCAAGAGTGGAGTTGAATCCAGTTGCACTGCTCAGAATTTGTTCATTGGTCTGGAATGTACCTTCAACATCGAAAACATCGATGTAATCAACACCAGAATCAATAACAGTTGCAGTTGCCTCAGAAACAATACCTCTAACAGTATTACCAGTCAGCGGGAAGATACCACCAATATTGCTGAACGTTAAACGAGTCAGAGTGATTTGAGAGTATGCAATTTCACGGAATTTAATTCTAGAAGGTGCCTTAGGTGCTTCAGAGAAGACGATAGAAGGACCAGCAGTAGAGAATGCTTCTTGAGGTGCCTGTGCAACACCGTTAATCAACACAAACATCTGAGTTTCAGTTGCTGTGATAGATTCACCCTCAACATTCAGTGGGAACTGAGTCTTAATACCATTGAAGTCTTCAGAAACATCATCGATCTTCTTAACGATAGAGGTTAGAATTTCCTCAGAGTTGGTAAGTCTCTTCTGTCTGAAGAGCACCTCAGTGTTATTGAACTGGGTGTAGATCGGTTGTGCGTTAGCAAATGATGTAATTTCATTGATATTAGTGAAGGAGTTGATATTAACTTCCTTGATCAAGTCGGAAATAACTTTACGACCCGAAATGTCCTTACCACCTGTGATTGCTAGTTCACCGAAGAGGTTGAAACCAACAGGGTGGTTTGTTTCCAGAACAGACTTTCTCCAGTCGTTAATAGGTGTCTGAGACTTAATAACGTAAGAGAAGTTCTGATAGAAATAGGAATCTTGGATCTTCTGAACGATTTCGGAGGGTTTACCCACGTCATCGATAAACTGACCAGGTGTATTGGTCAGAGATGCAATGTTCAGAGTACCGCGAGCAATAGACAGGTTGTCAACCAAACCAGATGCACGAGACACCTGACCAGTTACACGCTCACCTTCTTTCCAGATACCATCATAGTTTTCAAGTTTCAGGATACGAGGACCGATCTGCCAACCTTCGTTAGTAGAAACATAACCAGTTGCAGATGCGAGTTCCAGCGAAGAACCCTGATAAACAAGTTCACCTTCAAGGAATCTGGAGGTTTCAACGATTGCAGTCGCTTGACCACCAAACACTTCGGTCAACAGAACCTGACGACCATCACCTTGAGTCAAGAATGTGATGAAAGAACCAGATTCTGCGTCAAGTTTGGTCAGTGCAATACGAAGTTGGTCAGATTCCAAGGAGTTTTGCTCACCAGCGATTGCGTAGTAGATCTGATTTGGGCTCAAGCTAACCAAACCTGCAGAACTCGGTTTCGGCAGGACACCAACTGTAGAACCAAGATCTTCTGCTCTCAACTGAACTTCTGCACCAGTTGTGATGCCGTGCGGGAAGTTGAACTGTAAATAACCCAAGTCAACGTTAACAACGTAGTTAAATTCAGACTTCAGGGTAACAGTCGGTTCAGAAGAGTAACCAGAACCAGGGTTCTTGATGATAACTTCAGAAAGTCTGTTGTTCTTGACGATTGCTTCTGCTTCTGCACCAGATCCACCGCCACCACTGATAACAACAGCAGGAACCGAGGTATAACCAGAACCAGGATCAGTGATCTTGATCTCCGACAGAATAGCGGTATTAAACAGTTGAAGGTTGACGGGGAAAGTAATTTCGGGTCTCAGAGTGTAATCGTGAGAATATCCGAAACCAAATTCGTTGTTCTTCAGTTTCTTAATCTTACCGATGCTCTTACCTTGCAGGAACACCGATGCACCCGAACCTTCATCAGGAATCACAACTTGAAGTTGTGCACCAGAACCTGCAAGAAGAGGTCCAAGAATGCCAGGGATAGCATCAACGTCGATAGATGCAGTTTTATATCCTTTACCAGCGGATGTAAGAGTGACATCGGTGATAACACCAGTGAAATCTCCATCATCCTGAACTGTAATATTACAACTTGCACCTTCACCGTCACCAGTAATAGGCACATTGTAGTAAATACCGTTCACATACTCAGTACCACCGTTGAGAATACGAACTTTTTCAATTTCTCTGTTCGATGCAATGTCCGTAACGATGGGAAGTTTCTGATAGAAACCACCTGGGTTGACAAGTTTGATGCTTGCAATAGGTCCAATCGCTTTTGGAGAGGTTGTAGAGTAGAGGGAACGTGGGTTTCCAAACTCATTATTACCAACGGGAGCGATAGTCTTCTCAGGTTCAACGAGAAGTGGGAAATCGAAGGTAGTTCCTTGAGTTCCAGTTGCAGAAACTCTAAATCTACCAGAATAAGGACTCGGAATAACGTCAATAAAGGATCCTTCACCAACAGGAGAGTCTGCTCCAGTTCTAGATGGATCAAAATAGTACGAAATATTGGTAACAGAGTCTGTAACGATGAATTTAACCAACGGAGTGGGTGAATCGTCGTCAGTCAGACCAGGTGTACCCTCTCTAATGATGTTAATGAACGGATATTCCAGTTTGTACTGGTTATCCTTAGAGAAAGATAGGTAATAACCGAGGTTTGATGGATCATCCAGGTCAAAAATGTACTGGTGATAGCGAACAAACAGCAGTTTGGGGTGCTTAGCGTAGATATTAACGTTGGAAACAGAAGAACCTATGCCTGAGAATGTGGGATCCTGAACAGCAGTTCCTCTCAAACGGAATGTAAACTCTCTAGAACTAAAGACTTCTTCAACAAAGAAGGATCCGTTGTAGTCATTAGTGGCAAATCTCTCTGTAAAGATGATTTCATTTGCCTCAAAGTTATGTCTACTGTTGGCAGAGCAGTACACCAGATCGGTATTTGCAAGACCAGAAGCAGGAATAACGTCTTTGTCAAGTGTAGCAATCAAAGAGAACTTCTTAACACCAATCAATCCAGCAAATGTAGCAATCTTACCAGTTGCATCAACGGTAAATTGTAGGTTGACTGCATCCGCATCAATGGTATCACCCTTAATAAAGGAGGAATCGCCATAGATTTCTTCAATCTTAATAGTATAGTCTTCTGCAGCAAATGCTCTCCACGAAGTAAACGCTCCCAGAGTGCTGCCATTGTAAGCAGTATTTGCCAGATCAACGTCGAAACTGCCAGAAACACTGGTGAAAGACCAGTTGACATTACCATCGGTCACAATACCAGTGGTGTGCTCTGGTTCCAAAGGACCAGAAACGCCTGTAGAAGTTGCAGTGTAAACCTTACCAGCATTGTAAACAACATCACCAACAGTATATGAGAAGTTCTCAACCCATTGAGGTGTTGTAGTTTCAACAGTGAAGTTACGATCAAGAGTATTGATGTCACCTGCCGTTGACTTCAGGAGTTTTGTGGTGTCAAAGTTACCAATAATCTTACCGATCTTTGCATAGTTTGTTCCAACTTCAACGATTGTTCCATATGCAGAAACAACATCGCTTCCACCAATTACAGAATACTGTTGGAGGATGGAACCTTTAGTGAAAGTTGCGGGTTGATTGAATGTAAGAGTCTTAACAAGGTCAATACTGTTATATGTTGCATCACGCAAGTAGAACTTGGGAATAACAGTTGCAGAAAGCAGAAGCTTCGTACCACCTTGTGTAGGAATGGTTGCAGTTCTCTCACTAAACTTCTCTGAGGAATCTGTAAATGTGTAGATACCAGGAACGTGAGTAGAGGTTACGTCAGAATAATCAAGAATCTGAATACCTGCAGGACCAATAATCCAGGGATTAACAGTGACAGGTTGGGTATTAAACGTATAACTACTCTCAGCGGCGGTTACAAGAGTGTGACCTGTCTCAACATCGTCAAGGTTGAAGGTGCCAAGTTTCGTCTTGTCCTTATCAATCTTGTAGAGGAATGCTTGAGTCGGGCTGCTTGTACCAGCAACAACTGCAGGAGTGAATGCATCGTTGTATTTGAATACTGGAGAGACAACAAAGTTATCAACCCATCCTATCCAGGTATTAGTGGAATTCGGTGTAGATACAGGTCCGAGGGTTGCATCCTTAAGATTAACATCAACAGTTGTGCTCAGAGTTTCGAGAGCAAGTACACCGTTAATGAAAACACGATAACGATAGTTACCAACACCAGGACGCTCCTTAGTGAATGCAACGTGAACGAAACTTTCAGCATTGAACGCTGCACGATAAGTTGCTGCAGCAGAGTATGTTGTGGATCCTCCAATATCAATAAACACCTTACCATTATTGGCATCCGATTGATCAGCAATAAGACCACACTTAACAGTGTTGCTCAGAGCATCAGAAACTGAGAAGAACTCGGGTTCAGTGTTATTTGCAGTGTAGGTAGCTGCAGGCATTGCGAAATACGCTTCAGTTGCCCACTCAGTTGCTACATCAGAACCATATTGGAGAACGAGTGAGTTGAAGTCTGTGATCTGAACAGAAGATGCACCATCTTGCTTTTTAGAAGTATCGATAGTTGCATAAGCGGGATCATACCAAGCCTTGTTCGTACCAGTTTTCAGAGTGTCATTGTAAGTTTCATCAAGCAGATTATCGGCAGTGTTCCAGTTGAAGATTGCAAGTTGATCTGCTTCAACCTTATTACCAATAACAACTGTGTCGCCAGAGTTATCACTTGACAAGTCAACAGCGTGATAACCAATACCACTACTCTCACTTGCAGAGGAAGCACTGATAATGTTGCCACTATTCCAAGAAATCTTCAGAGTTGTGGACTGAACATCATTAAATGCCCTAGTGACAGAGACTCCAAGGTCAATGTTACCAAACACGTCGAACTTAATACCAGCATTGTGGCATCCATCATAGGTTCCAGTAGGAACATAAATCTTGTGCTCAACAGGTGTAGTGTAGTCATTATTATCAAACTTGACGTACAACACACCATAATTCTTGTCCTGAGCATTCACAGCAGTTGCTGCGACATATACAGCACCATATTCATCAATGGTGAAGGTGGGGTGCATAAACTTGTATGCGCCACTCTCAATTTTCTTTGCCCACTGCAGTTCAACAGTTGCAGTATCGTAGTAAGTTTCACCAAGAATAATATCACTTGCACCAGCAGGATCAGAAATACCAATGAACATAAAGGTATCGGTGGATTTCCATTGGAGATCAACCAGATGCTCACTACCACTTTCAGAAGCGATCTTACGCTTCTCCATAATGGTGCCGTCAATATCCAGCAGTGCTACCCACATATCGTCGGGAGCAAGAGAGTTTGCATCGGTGTAACCACCAATCATCACCCTACCATCTTGATCTAGAGCGATAGATGCTGCATAGTCGCGTCTGGTAGCACCAGAGATACCAGCAATATCGCGCTGCCACTGGATAATACCATCGGGGTTGTTAGCGTTATCGAAACCAGATCTATACTTAGCAACAACAACGTCAGGATTGTGTGTGAGGTTAACACTGTTAGGGACAGTCTCACCAACAACATAGATGTTGTGGGGATTGCTGTTTTCAACATACAGTGCTTTCCATTCCAAACTCTTGGTTCCTGATGCAGGAACAGTTGGGAACAATGTACGCTGCCAGAGAAGACGACCATCACTATTGAACTTAGCGAGGAGACCAGCTGTATCACCGTCAGCCTTTACAGTTTTACCGCAAACATAGATTGTTCTGTCATCTGCAACTTTAATATCAGTGATAGTAGTTGTAGATGCATTTTCCTTCAAGAAGGACAGGAAGTAAGTCGCTTTCTTAAATCTCTGTGGGTGAGAGACACGAATTTGAGGGGGTTCGTCCTTATCGTATCCAGAACCAGAGTTAATAATATTAACAGTGTTAACAGCACCTGCTTCTGTTCTTGGGATGTCAATTCTAAAGTCTTGACCAGTGGAAGAGATAACCTCGTATGTGGGAGGCAGTTCCTCAGAGTAACCAGAACCAGCTTGAGTAACAGTAACAGTTTCAACACCAGCGATGACCTTAACCTTAAAGGTTTTGTTGGTGTCATCAATAATAGGTGTACTTTGGACGATAACTTCGTCGCCAACACGCAATTCGTGCTCATCAGGAGTGGTGATACGTCCATAAGGAGTATCATTTGCCATATAACTGGAGTAACCAGAAATTGTCAGACCCTTAACAGCGTCAACTTTTGCAGATGCACCGAAACCTTCAGTGCCTTCATTATCAAAGTACAGTTTGTCACTGACTTTATAGGAGATACCAGGGTTCTCAATGACGAATCCGTCAACTTGAGCATCCTCAAATTTAGTAGTTGTCTCAATATCGATGTCAACTTCAGATCTAACAGAAACTCTAGGATAGTAATCGAAGAGTTGCAGGACAGGTTCTTCAGCAATATTGATTGTTACGGTAGATTCATCACCATCAATGATACCGTTTCTGTTAATATCTTCGATTTCAAAGATTAGAGCAAGACCTTCTTCTGTAACAAGAGTATCGGTGTCTTGGTTGGGTTGACGGTCAATATCAATATCAACATCCTCATATGGATCACGGAAGCGAACCACATCTGCTGGGATATTAGTCTGAACAGCATTCTGAGAGTAGTTCCACTGATCGGGAGAAGAATACAGTTGAGGACCGCAAACATACGGGAAAACTGGATTACCGAAGTCAGATGCATCAATAGAAACAAAGTATGCATACACACCTTCGGGGAACTGTGGTGTTTTACAGAAACGACCGTTATATTGATCTAGATCGCCTTCTTGGAAGACATATTCAAAGTCATCAATGAATGAACCCGCAGGATAATCAGTGAGAAGTGGACCATCCGCACGCACAGGGTTCGGATTTGTTGCAGCATCATATATCAATGCATCCTTAACCTTGTAAGAAGAACGGATTCTTCTAATACCAGAAGACTGGTCGGTAGCATCGATATAACCATAGGGACCGTAGATCGGGTTACCATCAAATGCCCATCCCAGAATCGGAGAGTGAACATAACCAGTAGACAGTTCTTGGAGTTGACCAGTTGACTGGTTTCTGAACACGTTGTCTCCAAGAACGTATCTTAGTTGCTTAGGATCGGAGACGTGTGCATATTCGCCACCATATTGAGTGTTGTATCCAGCAAACACGTAACCACGCGCTGCATCAAAGTTCAGAGAGAGTTCATCTTGAAGGTTACGAGTCCACTCAAAGACATTTGCAGAGAATTGTGCTTGCTCACCAATAGATTCAAGGCGAATGGTAGTCATTCCAGTGGAATAACCAATTCCTCTGTTTACAACAGTAACGCCAATGACCTTTCCTCTATCCTCACCAATAGTACCAATAGTTGCTCTAGCAACAGCACCATAACCATCACCATTGATAACAACTTCAGGTGCAGTGGTGTATCCTCTACCAGCAGCAATGATAGCGATAGAAACGATACGACCATTGATGATAATTGGTTGTGCAACAGCACCTTCACCCGAATTCAGTTTAATTTCAGGAGATAGTGTGTAAGAGCTACCAGAGTTGGTAACAGATACGGATTGAATCGGACCACGAACTGATGCCGTTGCAGTACAACCTGTTCCACCCCCACCAGAAACAGAAACGGTGGGTTGTGATGTATATCCTTGACCTGGCGATTCGACCAGAATTCTACTAACTACACCATTGGTAATAACAGCGGTAGCAGTAGCGCCGAATCCACCACCACCCACGATAGAAACAAGAGGGCTGCTAGTGTAACCAGTACCGCCAGAAGTAACTTCGATTTCATAAAGAGATCCATTGACGACAACAGTTGCCGCACCACCAGATCCACCGCCACCATTGACTTCAATGATTGGTGGAGATGCTGCGTCATAACCCTTACCAGGATTATCGATGGTGATACTCGTCACACCACCGAACTTAATCTTGCTATTGGATTTATAGGACCAAGCGGAAACGCCGTTAACCCAAGCGCCAACAGGACCAAACTTGACATCTTCACGCTTAGAAACTGTGTTAATAACGCGAGGAATACGAATCAGTTTGCGCTGGTTACCAGGAAGCAGTGCAGATCCAAGGAAAGGACCAACCTCATAGTTGGGAATACCAGATGAAGCAATATACGAATACTGCTCATTGAAGAAAGTGTTCTGGACGTTAGTGGTAAAGTCCTTAATAGCAATGTTGATACCGCTTTCTGAGGACTTACCTTTGTTCAGGTCAACTGAAAGAAGGATGTTACCTTGGGGAGCATTAGGTGCTGGTTGTGGAATATTATATTCAAATACTGTATTGCTCAAACGGGATGTCACCAGGAATGTGCCGTTGAACACTGTTGGGTTTGCACCATAGATGGTAACAGAGTCACCAACCAACAAACCGTGGTTATTGGAGCAAGTAACAGTTGCAGTTTGGTTATTGAGACCACCAGGGACAATACCAGTAACCTGAATCAGTTTCTTAACGTTGTACAACCAAGATGTGATTCTTTGATCGTCACTTGTAGAACCAAGAGACGCAACATTCAGTTTGTCACCAGGCAGATAGTAAGAACCTGTGTCAGAAAGAACCGTAGACTTAGCGTCTGCAATACCCAGAACGCGCAGTTTCAGTTCATTTGACTGACCCTGATTAACATAAACAAAGACATCGGAGTAAATTTGCGTGCCAGCATCCCAATCTTCTACAACACCGTTCTTAGAACGAGTACATTCAATGAACTGGTTGAGTGTTTTTTCCTTATATTGAACAACTTCTTCATCATTGATACGGATTGTTCCGTTTCTTTCTGGCCAACCAATCGTAGAGTCAACCGTAATAATACTTTCTGTAGTGTTAAGTGCCTCAACCAGAGTCGTCTTATACGGAATAGAGAACTGACCTTGCAGAGTTTCTTCAGAAATTGCGAGTTCATACACGGTGCCTACACCAGTATTGATCGCAATCACGTTTTCAATCAGTGCAGATGCCGCGCCAACAGTCGTATCAACCGCATCTCGGTATTGGAACAACTGTGAATCCAGCAAATCACGCGGATCACCACTCAAAAGTTCCGCACGAAGGACGGTATCAACGTTCCAAGTTGCGGCAGATGGTTTGATAACCTCATCTTTCGGGTATGAAACATCAACATTCTCCGAGAACAGCATCTTGAACAGATACTGTGTAGAGATTTTCGTACCTTTTGAAGAGTAGAAGTCGCTGATCGTCTTAATGATCTGCGGAGCATTTACTTTGTTATAGTCAATTTCTGCATTTGGCAGATACTGATTGATATATCTACGATAAAGTTCCTTGGCAAACAGGTTGTCAAGGTTGTGAATAGTCGAACCAACAGCGTGAGAAGACTGAATTGTGTCGGACTCTTTGCTGTAAATTTGGTTTCCTTTCTGAGAATACGCTGAAACAGCGGAAACACCACGCTTACAATTTACAAAAGCAGAGGGTTGATAACCAGATCCAGCGTTATGAATAGTGAAACCAGTAATTTCACCAAAACCAACATCACAAGATGCCTCAGGTGCAGGAGGTGCAGCGATGAAAACCTTTGGAGGTTCAGTATCGGAGTAACCCTCACCGAAACTGGTAATGTTGATGTCGGTGATTTCACCGTTAAAGATGGTAGCAACTGCTGTTGCACCAGTACCACCAATAGGATTATTAGCAACGTCTTTGCGGTTATCGACGATATACACAGAAGGTGCATCGGTATAACCTTTACCACCAGTCAACAGTTCGATGTTGGTGACTCTGCCACCAGTAACATTCACATCGAGAATCTGTGCGCCAACAGGATCAATGATTTTTGCTCTAGGAACAGTTTCGTATCCTTGACCACCACTGAGAACTTCAATTCTGTCGAGTCTACCGTCAGCATCGAGGTGTGCCATAACGGATGCAACGATTGCATTTGAACCCGTTGGGGGATCGATGTATACAAGAGGAGCAGTGGTGTATCCACTACCACGATCAACAACAGTGAAAGAATCCGCATCAATTCTTCCATCTGTCAAAGTGGGACCACTGATGATTGCACCACCAGGGTTATTGAACTTGATAGAAGGAATTCTGTCATATCCAGAACCAGAAGACAGAACATTCAGCTGAACGACACCTTCAATGTCGTCACTAACAGTTGCAGTGATTCTAGCAGTTTTACCTTCGGGATCTGCAGGAGCATCGACTTCAACCAATGGTGGGTTGTTTGCGCTATAACCTTGACCAGAAAACAGAAGACTAACATTCTTGATGCCATTGACAAGTGCCTCTGCAGTAGCATCGCTACCAGTACCAAGGTTTGACGCAATAGTCACCTTAGGAGAGAAACTCATTCTGTATCCAGAACCACCATCCTTAACGATGATGTCTTCTACTTCACCATTTTGAACTTTGACGACTGCTTCAGCATCAGCACCGAATTCAGGAGCAATCAGTTCAATAGATCTAACATCAACTGTCGATCCTGCACCAAGAGTTTCTTTGAAAATGATCTTGTCTTCAAAGATCGTGAATTCTTCAAAGGGTCTCTTCTCAACTCTATTAACGACAACAATCGAAGCAATCGTTGACAGTGGTTGATAAGGTTGAGTATTTCTTGTAAGATGGAACTGATTAGAATCAGCAGCAACAGAAATAGGGTCCAGAGAACGGACAGGAACGCTTGTATAACCAATCAGGTACCTGATAGTATTAAGAGCACCAGTAAGAGCACCTGTAGGCGCTACAGGAGGGTTTACAAAGCGAATACGATCACCCTCAACAAAATAGTCCCTATTTGGGAACTGAAATTCATTATTGACGATAACCAGCAGGTGATCAGCAGATTGTGGCGAAACTGGGTCACCCAACAGTTTCAGATTAAATTCTGTGGTAGAACCGTTGAACTGAGATGAAATCGGTTCAAATTCTTGAATCTTACGATCAAATTCTTCTTTATTAACACCAGGAGTGAAAACAACGTCTGGCGAATGTGTGATCGACTCGTAATAAATGATCTCATCGTCGATCTTGAGTGTGCCGTCCTTCTCAAGGAAGTAGTTTACGTTTTCGGCAACAATAGTATTTTGATATGGGTCAACCGCGCTCAGAACAGCAGATTCCGAAGACAGGAAGTTAGGATCAAACTCACCAGAACCGATGTCCGTATATCTCAAGATATTGTTGAGAATATCGTACGGACGACCAGGTTTCTCTTGCGAACGGTAATATTCGGCAAGAAGATTGACAAACTGTTCGTTGTCTTCCTTAATGAATGCAGGAATTTGATCCTGTACTCTCTGAGATACGGTTACTGCCTTCATCTGCTGGTATAGGCTATCTTATGGGTTTATTAGAAGCAGGACTCGAACTCGGGGAGTTCAAACACTACTGTCGGATAATCAATGATATTTAGTGGGGTTCCGTCGAAGTTAATTGGAGTGAAGTCGAACGGATCGAAGGTAGGAACGTTAGTTCCGTCAATGGTATAGTCAATAGTTTGAACGGTCGGGTTGAAGATCGCAGGATCAACACCTGTGCCAACATTGATATTGGAAGAAGCGGGAAGAACCGTCACTGGGATGCGATTTGTACCATCAGGTGTATTTGCAACGTTAATAGGACCAACGCAGACGATACCGTTCTTGTAATCGACTGTGCCAACGTTGCGCTTCAAGATGACTTCTTTTTCATCGAGTTTTGTCACCATAATCAGATTTCCGTACCCATCATCACGAAGATTCACAGGAAGCAGAGCAGATGTATCATTTTCAAGCAGAACTGCGGAAGAAATTTGACCAGCAGTGAGAGTTGTCTGAAGATTCAGGAGATTTTCCGTATATCCCGTGGAATAGAACGTTCCACTCTTGACAGTCGAGTATTTGGGGATACAACTTCCATCTCCAGATCCATCACCCTTGTCTCCACCAGAGAGATCGTTTGGATTTGCAATTTCATTACCAAAGTCGAGACATTGTGTGAAAGTTTGACCAAAATCAAATCCTTCCACGTTCATACCCAAAGTCATATGGGTAACGTTGCCGCTAATAGAAGGATCGGAATCATCAATCATTGATTGATAAGCGGAGATGTCCACACGTCCATTAAAACGTGTTGCTTCCGATTGACTATTGTATTGATCGATTGCAGCAAGAATCTTGGTAGCAATTTCGTTGTTTGACAGATTTGTCTTGTTGCCATCGAAGAATGCCCAAGTTTTGGGACGAATGTACAGTGAAGTTGGGTCAATAATCACTGGTTCGATCGATGCAATCGAATATTTCAACAAATCAGTCTTAATTCTCTTCTTAGTGCTACTATTCAGAGATGCACCTGACTTAGTACGGATAGCAACGTACACTTTTCCGTAAACTGGAGGATTTAGACGTTCTCCACCGTATGCAGTAACAGATCTTGCTTGAGAATACACCTTTTTGGTGATGAACTCATAATCAGACTCTGTAACCGCTCTGTTTTGACTGTTAAACGCTCTAGGAGCGTTGAATTTGATGCTCAGGGTAGATTCTACGTCAGCACCATCTTGTGCGCCGTCTACGGTCGCCATAGAGAGGTTGGCAGCAGGAACCAGGCGTCCTTCAGAGTCAATGACTCGTCCAACAAAGTTAAATCTCTTACAACCATTACCAGCAGGTCCTTCTGTACGGACATAGTTCATTCTGATCACCTCACCAGCAATCAGTTCACGGCAAATGACACCATCACCAAACACAACGTTGTATCTTTGGTCATCTGCCTCTTCTAGGAAGTAACCACGGGTGGTTCCATCCACATCAACGATGTTTTGAACAAGGTTATAGGTGTCAATCTCTTCAGATGTTGCATTAGGAGAGATAGAAACACGCAGAAGGTCTGTATCGACCTGATCAGAGGGGATAGGATATGATCTCTGCTTAACATCAGTAACTGTGTACTCATAATCAAGACTATTGCCCTGATAAATCACCACTTTCTCGAAGGTAGCAACACCATCAGCTTGATTTACGGTCACTGAGAGCGCCTGTGGCAGCGTAAAGGTGAAACTTGCACCAGATGTACTAGAAACGAACACATCGCCCTTCTGGAGTTCCACAGACTGGGGATATACAGTGCTAGAACCAATAACTTGTGTCTGTACAGCGAATCTGACACACGCTTTTGGCGCTTTTATGGATTTTGGTGTATAATTCAGTTGCTTTGCAATCTTGACAACATTGTCTCTAATAGTTGCCGATTCCAAAAATGCCTCGTTCATCGCCATATTGGCATTGAACGCAGCGTAGTATGTGTTATATGATAGAACGTCCAGCAAATAAGACGCAGCGGAACCTTCAAAGTCGTAATCAGTGAACTCAGTACGAGTTCTCAGATAGGATCTGATTGATTCACGAATCTCTGTAAAATCTAGAGATGTAAGATTAGATGGTATTGCTGCCATTTTTAGGTGGGCTCCAGCAGGAAGTCTACGGTTTGTACAAGGGTTTCACCAATAATTGTGTAATCAACTTCAACTTGCAGTTCGTTTGCACCTTCATAGGTCATACGAACTTCATTGACTGTCACTCTAGGTTCAAGTCTGATAATAGTATTGATGATTTCTTCTTTGAGCTCTTCGATCATAAAGACATCGAAGTTCTCAAAAAGCATTTCACGAAGTCTTGACCCTATATTTGGTTGAAAGGGTCTTTCACCATAACCAGTTAAGATTAGATTCTTAATCGATTGCTTGATAGCATTCTCATTTTTAACCACAGCAAAATCCTCGGTATTAGGGTTTGCCAACATCCCAATACCGAGGTCTCTAAATTCGCGAGATAAATTTCGTTCTGCCTTAAAACGGTATGCCATTAAGTGTAAGTTCGACGTTAATCATCGAAACCTTCTTCACCGCCACATTCTTTAGAACGATCCGCAGGTGGATCGTTGGGTTTCTGTTTTAATCTGTTTAGGTATTTATCAGAGCGGGGGTCGGTTATTAAAACCATCCCGCTCTTAATGAACTCTTGTCCCTGGTCTGGAATTGGTGAGTTAGCCATTGTTATTTAGAACGTATGTGGGTGGGTGAAAAGCACAATACTCGTTGAAGGTGATTTTCATCTCTTTGTTTGTGAGACCGCAATGGTCTGCAGCTTTAGGAAGGTTCCACTTTGCAGACCACAGCATCTCCATTGCTTTACGTGTCTCTGGACGCACTATTTACCTTGCCCCCTGTAGCGTTTCTTTGCCTTATTGCCACTAGATGCAGCGTACTTGGTGTGCTGTCCTGAACCCTGCCGCGTTTTCTTGGGCTTTGTCTCAATGAGTTTCTGTCCAGAGAGACCTACTTTTGCTCGTGCCATAGTGATTGGTGTGGTACTCAGTAATTATATCACAAATTAGCAGGCAAGCACATTAGGAGATCCGTATGCAATAACACTTGAACAAGGGTAACTTGCGCCAGGTGCTCCGATTCCAAGCGGATCAAGCATTCGTGCAACGGGAACTTTGAATGCATACACACTCATTGTTGTTGCTTCCGCAAGTCTAGCGTGTCCGACACCTCCCATATCCTCCACAGAGAGCATACTACAAGTCGTAGGAGTGGGAATGATACACATTGCCTTACCACAGGGGCAAGAGAAGTTAATAATATTAGTACCAAACGATGTATGTGGTGTAAACATATCACCGAAAATCATAATTGGGAGGAAGTTCACAAGAACTGTCGCTCTCAATGGGTTGATTGCAGTCAATGGGATCAATGGCATTGGTGGCCACATACAAGTCTTATCCTTCACAATAATACTGAGAGGGATAGGTGGTGTACCACAAGACTGCCACATATGAATAGTCGCAGGAATAGGAATGCCGTGCCCAGAGCAAGGCAATCCATTGATTGAAGCTACTGGTTTGTTAATTCCTAATGCCATTAGGTCAAATCACACTCATCGAAGTATGGATTTCCATAATTGTCCAATGTCGTTGACAAAAGTCGCGTAGAACCAGTTGCCCAGTTCTTCCAATGCATTGTTCCATTTACGGGTCCTAGTTCTATATAGGGACCATCCTCTGACAATTTGCCTGAGTCAAACGCGATTGTTGAGTGAATAACGTTTCTCAGTGCCCAGTTTCCGAATCCACAACTTCCAAAAAAGTCATTATTGTTACAAGGATCGGATGCGCTGATGCCATTTCCATTAGAATCATATCCTCCATAAACATTCAGTACACCATCTGCAACAAAGTTGTGCCAGTTGTCATTAGGAAACTTACCACCACTACAACTAGCAAGTGCTAATTGAGTATATGGGACATTATTTTGACTGATCTCAACATCATTAGCATCCACAATGATCTGATTGAAGAACAATCCCACATATTGGTTGATATTATCTCCAATCCAAGTGCTAAGTTGTCCCAACTCCACGTTTGATGTTGATAGAGTAGCACCAGGACCATTAAAGTCGAAGGTATTCTCATCACCAGAGGTTGGTACGAACTCATACTGCCCGTTTCCTGTGCTGTAGCAGCGTCCTTTTACGTTTGACCCTCTAGTACAGGCGTGTGTCTTGTAACCGCCCGTCACGGGGCGTCCAGCGGTCAATGTGGGTTTAGGCAACCACTTCAACCAAGCCAAGAATCTCTGGTTTACTGCTTCACTAACACCAGTGACATCACCTTCAATGGTCATTGTCACACGAATAGTTGCCTCTTCTTTCTTACTACCGCAATACTTGAATGGCATCCATCCATAAGTTCTCTCTTTTCCGTCAGTATCGAACGCTGTATATGGACAAGGAACATCAAAAAAGCGTTTTACCATATAAAGATTCGCTTGATCCATCTCAATACAGTCACCTCCGAAGATTCCACGGAGACCTTGAGTCATTTTAGCGTTGATTTGACCCGTATTTTTCTGAGAATTCTGTTTTGCACCAGCAAGAAACGCATTATTTTGGTTCCAGTTTGGGTCTTGTTGTGAGACATTACCCCAAAGTGACTCCAAATCGGTAAAAGTGTTGATGTCGTGCCAGTTTTCACCGATATTTGGGTTAATACAGATCTTAGGAATGACATTTTCGCAGAATTTTGTCTTCTCTTTGATGTCAATATCCGTACTTTTGATGTATCCAGTCACATAAGATGTCTGAATTGGGTTTTTTAGTGTGCCAAGTGCTTGTCCAGCACTCTTATACATCTCCTCAAAACCAGCTCTTACATCTGGATCAGGAATTCCACCCGATTTAATGGATCTTTGAACCTCATCATCAGTAATATTTGCGCTCTCACCAACAACAATGTCCTCTCTAGTCTCGGTTTCACGCTCAACAACCTGCACATACACCTCTTCACCAGGTTGATACCCCGCGCCTTTATCGGTAATTGTGACAGATTTGACGCAACCCTCTTCATTTACAGTAACTGTACCCTTCGCTTGGCGGAAGTTACCCGTAAAATTGTCTTCAGTAATGTATTGTTGTGTCTGAATGTTGCGTGCAACCTCTTGTGCTGCACGCTCTGTGGAGTCAAATTCGTCTGATGACTCAAGATTGATCGCATAATCAACCTCAAAGTCGTCTTCAAACGCTTCTGGAACGTTTTTTGCCGTATCTGAGAACCCTTCTTCGCGCACAATATCGGGAATACCAATAATCAGTGACGGATTTACATAATCTTTGCCCGCATTTATGATTTCAATGCGCCCAATCTGACCTTTGTTATTGATAACTGCCTTCAGAACTGCCACATCCAGCGTTCTTTTTGGAATCAGTGCCTTATTATCGATCTCTACACGGTAATATGACAGTTTTTTGGGAAATTCATACACACCAAAGAACGCAACCTTGTCTTTGATACCATATCCTGCCAAAACTGAAGCAGTTGCACCATCATCTGATGTGATATTCTGCAGATAGGTGAATTCATTACCCCTTGCTTTACCCTCTTTGAACAATTTCATATAACCACACTTCAATTCATCACCAAAGTATCGCACTTTCATAATCGTCCAGTTGTTCAGTTGCTCTCCAACACGGAAAGCACCAGTAGTAGACGTATAACGGAAGAAGATCATCTCTTCATCTGTACCAACAGTCCAGAATGAGTCTCCTTGACTACCGTGTTCAGTGCTATCCACTGTCATTGAGGTTCTCTTGGTCACCCAAGCGTCTTCACGCATCTCATAGTACAGTGAATGGTACCTAACATTAGGTACACACTCTGTTTCACTTCTTTGAGGGCAACACGGAGCATCTGTGGTAGTAAAGTTGATACCATAGATGGGACCATTGAAGGGAAATGACGTATCATAAAGATAATAGACAAATTGACCCTCAAAACAGTCGTGAAAACCAAGGAATCTTGGCATTGCCGCTTTGACAGCACCATTTTTGCCGTAAAACCACTCAAAGTTGGCATTTGTACTGATTAGTTCCGCATTATTTGGGTCACCCCACCCTTCTTGAGCAGGAGTTGCCTCTGGTTCGTCGTGATAACGCGCTTTTGACCAAGTTTGGTTGTATTGATACCACCCATTGCGGTCAACTTCGCCAGTATTGTACGCTTTACCCGATGTTTCGACTCTTTTACGGTTTCTAGGCGCTCCACCAGTCCAAACATAGCAGAAAATGCCTTGATAGACGTACTCACCCTGCCTTGCTTCCCTTGGAGGGATAGGTCCACCAGATAAATTGACTTCAACAGCAGGATTGATGGTGTAGAAGTCATCAACATCACCATCTGCATTCTTTCTATAGTGATAGAGTGCCGTTGGCATCTCATTTACGAAACTTACTCCCGCACTGGTTGCTGCAGATACACTTGGGAACCCGTATCCAAGCAACTTCTGTCCACCAGAAGTAGAGAGGTAACTATTTTTGTCGCCCCCATTCCAAGCAACATACACAGGAATAGAACCAGATACGTTGCTCTTGTTGAGTTGAAAATAGTCTTGTCCACTACGAGGTTCAATATTATATCTCTTTCTTTCTTGAGGTAAGTCCTTAGGAATCTTTTCCTTATGATAATAAAAATGATCCTCCCAACGACCACTGTAGAAACGATAGACCGCTCTACGGTCTGCATCGCAAAACTCTACACAAGTCTCGGTAGGATCACCAATATAGAAGACTTCATCCCTGCCAAATGCATATGAACCTGGTCCAGAGCCCTCAATCTCAATCTGATAACCACTTCCAAAGGAGGGGTGTTCATCAGATGTATAGGTTCTATCATAGTCTTCAGAATCTACAGGATTCGGATAACTACGACCAGTTTCAATAATGTAGGCTGGCATTAGTCACTGTTAAGTTTCTCTTCCAGTGTATTTATTCTGGAATAGAGATCGTCAAAGATCTGACGTAAGTTTGAATACTCAGTGTGACCTGGGATCTTGTACTGAATCATATCAGCACCCCTCTGTAGGAACGCTTCTGTCTGTTGACTACGTTCCGCAAGAGTCTTGATGCTCTCAGCGATCTTGCCGAATCTCCATTCAATCTCCTCCTCATAGGATTCAAATTCTGGAACAGCAGGTGGTGTTTGGGTCATTTTACAAAAAAGGTTTCGAGGGTTGGGGTTTCTTTGGGTTTTGAAGTCGTGACACGTGCCTGAATAGGATTACCGTGACTACCTCCACGTGCAATCAATGCCGCACGGTTGTTATCGCCCCCAGTAGTGCGACGAAGTTTGAATACTCTATTGTCGAGTGAGTTCTGTTCTTCACCACTATGATCAACTTCAAACATAGGGTTCATCCACAGTTTGCCTTCCTTAGGCATAGAGTGCCATCTCATTGCTTCTAGCATCTCTGCAGGAACATCAGGATCCACCTCATAGATGGGTGCCCAGGTGTCAATGACAAGTCTATGGATAGGTAGGTCCTTCTCTTGTCTTTCGGATGAAGGAGACTGCTTAGTCTTTGCCTCATCCAACCAGATTGGTTCCAGTAAACCCCAGTGCACTACCTTCAGGAAGAGTTTCCAGTGATAGTCCTCAACTGCTGCGTTCTTCCCTTTATTAGGTGAACCGAACTTCTTCATCTTACCGTTGCAGATACGGTTCTCGTCATAACCCCACCGATTACCAGAACGATACAATGGCGTACGGTTATGGCGGATATGACTAATCACACGCCCTAAGTTACTGACGTGATACCACGGTAGGATGATCTCCTTACCGTATTCTACTACACGCGCTAGTTTCCACTTCTCCCCAGGTAGGGACGTAACTAGCTCTCCTGGTACTGTATATGCTATATCGAGTATATCTTTTAGTTCAGTGTTTTGTCTAGTGCCTTTTGGTTGTATGAAGTTTGGATTGTAATCGTAGTCTGGATCGAAGTTTGTGCCAAATGTCATAGTATGTTTAATGTATTAGTATAGGGAAAACGCTCGCGGGGGGTGCCCCTAGAACCGTTTTACTTCCCCTTATATATCAGAAATAATTCAAATTTAGGACAAAACGAAACTTCTGGTCAGTTGTAGATGTGCCAGCGTGTGGTGTATCAACAGGGAAACGAACAAGTCGGTTCTCTACCGAGTTCACCTTCGTACCGTCCTTGAAGAAGGTATAACCATCGCAGGTATTCAGATAGAACACCGCAGTGGTTGCCCCCTCAAAGTCGTTCATACCATACTCTCCACAGTCTGTGTGATAGTCATACTCTATCATACTATCTGTGTGATGGTTCAAATTTCCTTTGATCCGTATTAAGGCACGAGGTCGCAAGTAGTTAATGAGAGGTAAGATGTATTCCCACTCCTGGGATTGTGGTCTACCTAACTCATAGAACTTGTGCACCATTTGCCAGTTGTATAATTCCTTCGCTTGTAGTTCTGGATCAAATGCACGAGCAACGTGCATTACCTTCGAGTGATTCAGATACCAAGGAAAACATTGATCTCCACAGATCTGTTCTTGCATCTTGTAGAACAAATCTTCAGGCAAGAAATTGTCAATTACCTCCAACGAAGGGACTGTCATCATACTCTCCTAGTTTTTCACGAATAGAACGCCATAATGCTTGTACTTTCTCTAGTTCCTTGCCACCACAAACATCTGCCTTGTAAATAAGAGCCCACTTACCTGAGTTGCATATAAGTTTACGCTCTTCATCAGTGAGAGAGATCTCCCACTTAGATGTCGCACTCGCCTTTTTCATAGAATTGTCTGGAGGATTCAAGTTTCTGTAGAATCTTGTCGCATTCATTATAGCGTCTTTCCTTAAAAGGTCCAATCGCATTCATCTGATAGTAACGAACAGCATCAAAGATCAGCTTCTTCTGGTCTAATGTCAGTTTATTCATCCAGTTTAGTTACAACAAGGGTTTCATCATCGACTTGGTATTGTAGTGTATCCCCAATGAGCCATCCAAGTTCTTCTGTTAACTCATCGGGTAGTGTGACAAAGAGATCGCCGTGGTCATCTTCGTCTATCGTAAGAATAAATCTACGAGACATCCCGTTTCCTAATAACATACATTGTTGAAGCTATGTATGTTTGAACTTTTTCCACGCGACTAATATCGAATGCTTTGTGATGTAAGATGTAACCATCCCCTAGGTACAGTGCCCCGTGGTTTAACCGATTGCTGCCGAGGTTCATCAGCAACACATCATATTTTTTCAAATCTCCGAGGTCGAACTGCTCACCCATCTCTGATTCCCTGAACACCTCCCATCCTTCGTCCTCCCAGAGGTCCCTCAGGAACGCTCGGTGGTTGAATGAATAGTCTTCCTTACACTCGTGGATGCCCAGAGCGATTCCAACGTCATACAGCAGGCGGAAACACCCACCTCCTCGTTGTCCTCCCCACTCCCTTCCGAGGAACTCAGAAAACTCTTCCTCAAATGCTAGACGGACTCTTTTGGTCATTTTTTACCAGAAAAAAATTTTGTATATGGGGGGACCCATAAAAGCGTTTTCGATAATATATGCGACCCTATACTGTTGTAGGTTGCAGAGCGGGTCCCTTTTTAATATGCGAAAAATGTCAATAACCCTCAGAGGATTGCACGTGGTAGCACATACCCTCCGAGACGCAATAATCTAATAGTTTATGATACTTAGTGTACCACGGTTCGATCTCAGTGTCAAGCACAAATTGTGCCCACTCCACTAACTCCGAAGGAGGCAGAGATTGTGCCTCCATTAGTTCACATAAGAACTCAAATCGTTTCATTCTTGTGTAGTGTAATCGATGTCAATATCCCCTCCTGATTGATCATCAAATTCGAGATCTTCAAAGACATCATCCGAGTCATCTTCGAGGAATTCATCTATCCAATCATTGTCTAGTTGTTGATACTCATTAGGGTCAACCATTGAATACATCTCCGTCGAAATCATTGTTGTCTAGTTGTTGCTTACTGTTTGTTCGATTGTGTTGTTCACCCTTGTATGTGTCATTGAATTGATCATACTTAGTGCGGGTTCTTGTTGATCGTTTTTCCCTCAAAGATTTCGGTCTATTTGACCTATACGTGTCATTGCGTTTGTAAGTGCGACCCATCAGATTGTCAGCAAGAATGTGCAGAACTGGACTACTTAGGAACTATAAGGAAAACCTCCGAAAATGTCAATAGTTTGTGTGAATTTCTCTCCGTCCTCTAAGTGTTGACAACTGTCTCGCGATAGAGTAGAGTCTAAGGTCACATCAGTTCCGTACATTTAAGGCGAAAGATAAAATTCGAGAGTATATTTATTTAACCATTTATTTTCCACAGAGATTGATACCTTTTGTGGAAAACATTGTGGAAAACTATTACTCTTGTCCCCATCTTAAGTTAGTATAATGGTCGTTCACTTTGTCTCCGTCGATGTGAAAAACGTTGGTATGATTAGAGTCCGCAGGATGAAAAGCAAGAGCGGTTAATCTAGCGCATCTTCTTACTACTGTCCGCCCCTCTTGTCTGAGGGTTACTCTTCTATAACCGTTTTCGTTTAGATGAACTTTAAGGCGTTTCCATTTGCCCCACTTAGTTGAATAGATCTCTCCATCACTTGATACAAAATAATCTTCGTATTGTGGGATAGGTTTGTATAACACTCCTGCCATATCTTGATAGGTGTTATCATTGATTTTAGTGAAAGGATTCATTCTGAATAGGGGGCAACATTAAAGGACAAAGTAATTCTATTCCCGTGAGTGTTTGATTCATACCCGTGGGAAAGATTAGAGGGGAAGATAACAATGTCTCCTTCTTCTGTGGGAATTTGTGTATCTAACTGATTGAAAGCAGTGATCTTAGTTTGTGGCATTTGTACGATCGGATAGAAAGGCGAACCGATGCATCTTTTCCACTTTAATTGAGAATGTTGATCGTGGTCAAAATTAACATAATAGACACCACTATAGACGGTGTTGGAGTATTCGTGGGGCGCGTAGAATGATCCCTTATCTGCTAACTCAAGAACAGAATCTGTGAGGACTGGTTGTTTCATATCGTATGCTAATCCTCCGTCATTGACCTCTAGAATCGCCTTAGAGATGGTCTCTCTGATTGGTGCTAACTCTGGGGTCATTAGTATATTCATCCCGCCTAATTGCTTGATACCAGTGTTAATATCTGAACGGGGCGAGACGTTCACATCTTCGGGATTCATTGACCGAATATAGTCAAGAATTAGTTGTTTATGTTCTTTATGGTCTGGGTTGCGATATACGCCAATAGGTGTTAGAAACACGCCGTAGACGTTAGTTGTTGCAATCGACTCAAAATTGTCCGATAAGTTAGGCATAATGGAGCAATAACGACAATAAAAAAGGAGATCAATTTGATCCCCTAAGTGTAACTTATTTAGAGTTAATTGTCAATCATAATTGATTGATCTGGCGCTCAATAGTTTCACGGCGATTGTTGATAACGTCAGACAGATTGCTGTCAAGTAAATCGACAACAAGATTAGCACCGAGGAGAACAACAATGGCAGTAAGTGCGAGGCGCATTTGTGATAGTGAGATGAAGAAAAAAGGAGAGAGGGGAGATCTCGCGGATGGAGATACAATTATATAAACCCTCTGAAGAAATCAGGCAAAGATGTAACCGTTGGTGAATTCTTTCACGACATTGTTGTCACGAACGAACCACTCATAATTCTTCTGAAAGACACCATCAGTGACGCCATTGCAGAAGCAGTTGATGATAGCATTGAGACGAGATTTGGTGGTAGTTGTTTGCCAACCGCCATCAAAGATCTCAAGGTAGTCATCACCCAAGACAGCAATTTTGTTACCGTGAAGACGAACAACAGAGGTGTTGTTTTCTTCGTTGTAGTGAACAGAAGTGTTGCCAGATGTCCAGTTCTTGCTGTTAGCGAGAGCGGCATTCATTTGGGTTTCGATCTTACGCATTTTGGTGTGATTTCTTTGACTCTTTTAATATACAGGATTTTGGGACGCTGTGCCATCAGATTGTGCCACTTCGTCAACTGGTTTATTCTTGATAATAATGCAGAGGATATGCTGTAGATTTGGTTATCTGAATCTTGCCATCTTCAACCCATTGGTATTGCATCCCTCCTGCATTCTTCTCATCTACAATGATCCAAACTCCACGCACATCATCGACCTCAGTGATAACATATCCGATCGTTGTTGGTTCAACCATTGATAAGTCACCTGAGCGAATTGCCTCCTCTTTGGTGTTATGTTCGCTGCGGTGATTCCATACAGTTGCTGGGTACTTTGCTTCGGGAACATTACCAAATGCGGTGCAATAAAACATCAATCATTGAGGGGCGATTGTTTGCGTCGAAAAACTTCCTTACCTGCAATAATGTCTTGCACATAAGCAGAATCAATGTTGTGAGGGTTAGGAACATCGAGACCCTCAGATTCTGAGTCTAGGTAATCCCAAGACCCATATTTTTCAGGTGAATGCCAAAAATCCTCCCAGTCTTTAGGTGAATTCGTTACGTCCTTGATGTTGTCGCTCATTGTCATCAACCTCCAAACATTTGATCGAAAAGTTCTTGAGAATCACGCTCTAATTCGTCGCGGTGTTCTTGACACCAACGCTCCTCACGTTGCATCCGCTTTAGTGCTTCGGACGGGGTAAGTTGGTTTGGGAAGTAGTTCAGTTTTCCGTTGGGTTGTCTGAAGAACATTGTTAGGACGTTTGTAGATTGAAAGTGAATTAAGTTGGTCTTGAATGTCAGAAAAAATGTCGTTCATAATTATTCTCCGTGGAAAGCAAAGTGAGCATCAACAACGAAATCAATCACGTCGTCAGTTGCACTAACATCGTGACGATCGCAGAACCAATCAACACAATCATCAGCGGGGAGCATTGTGTCAAACATAAAATCCTGAAGTTCAGTCAGGTTGGAGTCAGAGAAGAGGAGCACGTTGTTTGTTTTGTTCATACCAGTATGATTGCACAGATCCTGGGGCGCGGTAGTTCGTGGTGATACAAAACGGGAAAACCAATTCTCAAACTGTCACTGCCATCCCGTTGCCTCGCTTGGTTCTTCTTTAGTGTCTACCCAGACGCCTTGATTATTGTCGTCGATGTAAACATTGAGTTGATCCTCAGTGAGTACATCCTCAGTCAATTCTTCAAACTCGTCTACATTGTCGTGACACACATTTAGGAGGACAGTATCAAGCAACTCAACATCACCGCACTGACTATAACCCTCCGCGAGAGTTTCTTTCACAAACTGTTGAAGGGCGTCAATATCCATATCCTGTACGATTTGGTCAACCGCGTTGACAATCAACTCGTCGCGTTGGATGTTAGTCAGTTGGATGTTCATTGGGAATCTAATGAAGGTTTGCATCAGGAAACTGTGATTTCATCGAGAAACAACCACTCGTAAGATCCATCCTCTGGATCTATACCATCAACAACAAATTCTTTGAAGATGGCATCAGCACTGTCGCGGTCGTTGTTCTCAACGTGGCGTGTGATCTGATCCATATAGTGTTCACCGAGGAGATCAATGGATTGTTGCATTGTTTCAGTGTAATCGTTGGTTTCAGTGATTGAAGAGATGGTGAAATCTTCAGACGATTCGTGTTCCATTTGCTTTGATATACCTGTTGGAGATAGTATATCCGAGACGAGGATCTTTGCGGTTGCTGGGATTCTCGTACTGACGCTTGAGGTTAGGTATAAGAATAGCAAGCACATCATCGGCAGAAAGTTTGTAAACCTCAACGATCTTGCCAAGGTGATAACGTGCGAAATAGTGGTTCTTATACTTACCGATCTTGTCATTGATAAGATAATTGACTTGATCTTTCCAAGTTGGTTGAACGGAGATACCGTTATATGTAGCGGTGAGATTTTTACCGATTGTTGATTTATACTCACAAGGACCATCCTCATCGTATGCATCGGCACCGCTGTAATCGTCAGCGATAGTGTGACCCAAGACGCCTGCTAAGTGAATCTCACGGGAACGAGCGTAAGAGAAAGGATCTCCCCAAGACTGTTGGTCGCAAAGTTCATACATTTGCTCAAACAGTTGTTGATAACGTTGTTCGGGAGTGAGAGTCACAGTCATTGGTCTTTTGTCGATGTATGTATATTAACGCAGATCGGTGCCCTGTGTGAGAATAGTGGACACCTCTGCGATTGTCATATTAGAACGGGTTGGTCCAACTTTCGTACTGATTCATACTAATTTCATTGCATTTGCAGAGCATATCAGTGAAGTCACCGAATGCAATACGCTTGGCAATCTTATCAGTTTTGAGCGAAGGATTCTGCATTGTTGCTACTTTCCAGTTGTAGCGGAATTGTTGAACAACTTGCGCTTTTGTGTAGAATTTAGAAGTCACGGTGAGTAATAATGAAGAGGACAGAATAAAAGAGGATTGACATAATCAGCAGTACAGTGGCATATACTCAGAGGAGGGCAACTTGTCGGTGTTGTAACCAGTAACCTCAGCACCGTTAGCAATACGCTGTTGCCAATCATATTTTGCTTCGATGCCAAGAACTGTGCTGTAGGATTTCATACCATTAGCACGGAAAGTGACACGCTTGACAAAACGTTTGATCGTGACAATCATACCTTTGGTGGGATGACCCTCAGCAATAAATGCTTCGGGGAAGTAGTCAACGATGGTGGCGCTGTTGGTGACTTGCATCAGGTGCTGTTCCTTTGACTCTTTTAATATACACGATTTTGGGGTGCTGTGGGGCAATAGTGTGCACCTTGCCGATTGTCACACGATCTCGGTCCACCGCTTGTGGTTTGCTTTTGTTATTCTACCTTCGTCCAACAAATTATCACAAACGTTGCAGAAGACCATAAACTTTTGAGTGCGGTCCAATGTGTTAGTTTGTGGGTTTTCTGCGATCACGTCGAGGATCATTTTTTTGGAGTGGATCATCTTACTCAGGATGGGGAAAGTTGCAGTGGTCATTGTTATCAAGCGTACTGAAGTTTACCGACGAGAGTGGTGATCTTGAAATTATTGTAGTCTCCCATTGTAATCGAACGGTCATCAGGGAGGATGCTCAGATCTTCACGAACTTGCCAGAAGTTCTCTCCTTGAGTGATAACAGCGAACCCGAAACACCCAGGCACTGGCATCATAAACAAACCGTGCTTTTCTGCCTGTCGCGGTGTAGAGAATCCACGAGCATTGATGCACCATTCTTTACCATCAGAGTCCTTGCCGAAGTAGAGACAAATGTGATCGAGTTGCATTGCGCTGTTCCTTTGACTCTCATAGAATACACGAAAACCACCCCTTGGGGTGGTTCAGTGGACACTTTATCTAATTGGCACAAGGGATTTACCAGTGTGTGCCTAAATGTGTAATTTTATCAAAGAATGCTGCTCTATATGTGTCACTAATGCTGTTAGCATCCACATATGCTGCATTCAAATCAGGGCGAACTTTACCAGTCTCACCATCAACGTATCCCCAGATCTTGGTGTATCCACCTCTATCAGCGGGTGCAATCGCTTTGATAATAAGATCACCGTTTGCCCCATCTTCCTTGGTGAATTGCCAAGTAACAGAGGCGTGATTTGCTTCTACTTTGTCTTTCTTTTGTTGGATGCGGTCAGCACTACCTCCAGCGCCTAATCCTGCGGATCCAACACCAACAGAACTCTCAGCAATACGCTTATTGATGTTGGTGAGTCGATATGCTTTTGCCTTCTCACCTAATTTTGCAAGCAGGAGATCTGCCTGCCCATTAACAGTTTCGGATGCCATTTACTTTTCTCAGTGTTAGTGTCCTGTCTTATTTATGCAACAAACGACTCAGGGGGAATACCCTTGACGAAGATAGCATCACACACATTTTGGAGACGCTGAATCGTACGCTTGCCATAGTTCTTGTACACGGGGACAGAAACATAACCCGTGGGTTTACGATAGAGAGAGAATTTACCTGCAACGATGTTACCAGCAGCAATGTCAGCAGCATCATCACGATCGAGACGAATCACACGACCGATTGTCTGTGCCATCTCAACGATTTGCAGGTTACGAAGAAGAATTGTGTGGGTAAGACCAGGCACGTTGATACCTTCAGACAGAATGCTGTAGTGGAAGATAACAAACTTCTTCTCCTTATCCTTGCCCCAAGCAGTCAACGTATCGAAGAATTGCTCACGATTTACCTTCTTGTCGTTGACATATGCACCGAACTTAGAGGTAACGTGGAGCACGTTGTAACCGCGCTGCTTGAGTTGAAACAGCAAATCTGTCTTGGCAATAATATTACCGAGAACACGACTGCTGGGGACCGCTACAAGCACCTTAGCGGCGTGATTGTCATCCAGTTGGTCAATCACATCCTGCACAGTGGTAGCATCAGCGTGATGTGCTGTTTTCTTGTCACGATTAAGATCAACCTCAAAAGGTACAATCGTGGGAGCAATGATGCTGCCGTTGTTCAACAACTCAGGAGCAGGAACATTCTCAATGATAGGACCATAAACGTCCACATTGTTCATCCCGCGATGATGACGAGCAATGCGAGGAGTAGCAGTAAAGAAATAGGTGCGCTTAGCGAGATCACTAACAGCGACAGTAGGAACAAAGAAAGACCTCTTGACACTGTTATGTGCTTCGTCGAAATAAGCACAATCAATATCAATGCCAGAATCAACAACACGAGCAAGAGAATGATAGGTTGTGAAGATAATTACAGACTCACCTGCTGCTCTTGCAGTGTTAGCGAAGAGAGCAATCTTTTGAGACTTAGTGCTGCTGAAGTAGTGAGTTTCACCACTGTGGCAGTGTGCAACGTGTGTCCAAGTGTTAGAAACTTGCTGCATAAACTCATCACAGAGTTGATTAGCAAGAAGAATGCGAGGAGCAACAACAACAATAGTCTTAGGACCGTTGTTAAGTTGACGCAGGCAATCCTGAATCATAATGAATGTTTTGCCGCCACCAGTAGGCACAATGATCTGACCCTTATCGGCAGTGCTCATTGCATCGAGAGCGCGTTGCTGGTGGGGTCTGAGGGTGATTGTCAAGTCTGTTTGTCGTCTGTCCCATAATTATACAAAAAAAACCGCCCTGGGGCAAGGGCGGTGGACAGTACCGTGAGTGTCATAGCATTTCTCTACATATCCTCCTGCATTCTCCGTGCGATTTAGTTTCAATCGAACAATCAATTAGGCAATCGAAGTAGTCGTTCACATTGTCAAGTTCTTCAGTACAAGTATCAACAGTGTGTTCAAAGTGTCTCCATTCTGCCATTTGATCTTTGGAAATGATGTTGTGCATCATAAACTCCATAAAGAACAATCACATAATAAAGTTAGACTTAGGGGACATCGTTTCACCTCGCTTAACTCTACTATTATGTATAGTACAATACCAAACTTAACTACTATTTGTTGCTTTGGTGTACTTTCTTATCGGTTTCTGAAGTAATCATAATATGCATCGGAGTGTCGCAAGGTATCTTCACCTTCGACAGTATCTCCAGATTCGATTGTATCCACGCTGGACACGTTTGTGGATTGTTGCACATCATTCCAACGAATAAGGTCTCGGTGTACAATAGCAAGCAAATCTTGCATCCTGTTGATCTGTGACTTGGTGAATTCAGTGGATCCAGATACTCTGACTCGCAGTGATTCTACCTCATAGATCATCTGCTCCATCTCGTTCATCTTCACTGCTGGATTCGACAAGTTGTGATAAGGCATTGTTTACAAATTCCTGTAATTGTTCATCATTTAGTGCAGACAACCATCCCCATTGTGGATCGTTTGGATCCCAGTCGATAGTAACTTGACCCTCGTCAGATACATCGATCTTAAGCGAATCCCCTGCCTGACCCTCTGTTTCGTTTGGCATCAATCACCTCAATATGTGAAATAAATTGTTTGAAGTTCCACCAAGCGGTTTGAACTTCCTCGTAAGATTCTACGATCTTAACACTATTATCAGTGCACCAGATCTTATACCAGTGGCGATCATAAGGTGCATCTGATGTTTGTTTGAAGAAATCAGGCAAGTTGCTCATAAGTCCAGTGCGGATCATCTCTTCCATCCGACCACATCCAGAACTCTGGATTTTGATGACTAGAGAAGAACGTACGACCGTCAGATCTACGTTCTTCAATAGTACACATCGGATTGTTATTCATTATCTGTGCAAACTGTAGTTTAGCACGATCAGACACTGGCGTGAGTTTCGCCAGTTTCCTCAATGGCATTGACATAATCTTCTAGTTTATCGAACAGGTTACTGTAGGAGATATTTAGAAGATTCTCTTGCAGTTGTTGGTCACGCTTTGACATCAGTTGCATTGCTGTCTGTAGCGCGATCGTCTCCCTTTTGTTCAGTTTGTTCATCTTGTTGAATAGGAATTGGCATAGATGGTACAACAGGATCACGACTCCTGTTCTTGATAACGATGAAAGCATCTTTATTATACTTTCTCGTTCCTTTCACTGGTGCCCATCTAGTTCCAGCGCCATCAATCATATAGACTGAGGTACCACCAACTTCGAGGGCAATGTTGTCATTACGAACATCCCATCCGAGAGTTGACATCAACTCCCATAGATCTTCTTGAGTAAACGGTGTGTCACTCATAACGTGTTCTTCAGGTTCAAGATTTCCGATCATTTTGATTGTCAATTACAAGGGTTTCCCAAAATAGGTCAACTGTAGCATCATCGTCAGACATTGAATCAATGTCCAGATGTTGTTTTTCAATCCATCGACGGAGAGACCAATAACGGTTCTCCCACATCTTAGCAGATTCGGCGTCAGTCATCGTGAAAGATCGGAATTACTTCAATCTTAGTACATTTGGGATCTAATTGCAACTCAGTGCTGTACCATACCGCGTCCGACAGACTTAGGAACGTAACTTGCTGAGTTGAGAAACTTCCTCGTTTCTTTTGCTTCTTCCACGTCACGTTGAATTTGTTCATAATAAAGACAGATCTGTTTATACAACTTGTCGTTGTATGTGTACATTTCGGTTGCGTAGTTTCTCATCGTTGATCGGTAGGTGGGAGCATCTCGTTTCCTGGGTGATCGTTGGTCTTTCCCCTGTATGCCTTCTTATATTGGAAGACAGCAGGATCAATCTCAAGATCATCCCAGTCCGCTTGATATACTATAACACAACATTTGGTTTCTTTGCGAAAACAATGCTCATCACATTGCTCCCTAGAAGCAACACAAATGGTGAGATATTCGTCCCCGATGTACTCGATCTCTCCTTGAATCGTGCCCCATTTAGCAGGCATACCCACTTCAAGTGCCTTGAGAATGTTTCTAACTTCCAAAGGTACAGACTCCGATAGAAAGAGAGGCGTCGTCATTTAAGGACGTGCCTTAAGTGTAGCAGATCTGCAATCTCATCGAGGTTGCACTCTGTGACAGTTAATTGAGTGTCACTGATCTGTTTGTTGTGGTGCTTGCGGTGCGTATTTGCCAGATATAACATAAGTGCTTTTCTAAGTATGCACTTCTGATTCTCTGACAGAATCTGTGACTTCAGGTACATTTTCGTTCCCCCCAGAACGTTTTTCGTAATACTGTCCAACAAGAAATACTGTCCCATCGGACAGTTTCTTGCCGTAGGTTTGTCTCAACCTAACGGTGTCATTCTCGCAGAGACGAATCTCCTCGCGGAATGTCATACCATTATACGAAGTTTCCCAGACAAGGCAATCATCATCGATCACTGAGATGTCACTTGTGTCTGGTTCTTCTGACATATAACCTCTGGAACGCTCACACTTATTGTCAGGAGTGATGAATAGTTCCATATCTCCTTCACTGAAGTAGTTGCCTTCCTCATCTTTTGAACACCATTGACTACCCCAACTGTTGTCAGATCTCTTGTCACAAATCAATGTTGTTTCATACTTAATTTGTTTGTTGAACTTAGTGTAGATATACCTACGATATGAGGTCCATCTACCACAAGAACGATCCATCCAGTTAGTTACTCGTGTGTCCATAAGTTGTCGAAGTTGCTTAACAGTATTTAGATAGGGATTAGTGAGAACTGATCGTCAGGAAGATCAGGCGTCTCTACTATATCAAATCCAAGGGTAATTCGTCTACCCCCGAAGTCATCGTTTACGAATACTTTGTGATACCTGCCTGGGGCAGCACCAAAATATATGTTTCCCACTTCGTTATTGATCTCATAGAGGACAGGATCCTCACCGTTCCTAAACTTAGTGGTGGTATTCTTGGGATCAATACTCACATAACCGTGATATGGAAACTTATGATCGTGCCACTGCAATACTTGATCGGGAGTATGATAGTTCATCCAACATTGCATAAACAATGGTTCATCGTGTGCAAGTGTGGTGCGAACTACAGTTTGAATGTCACGATATAGTTGCCAAAATAGTGGTGATGGTGCTGTAAGTGCAAATAAATTATAGAATCTATATCCACTGAAGTTCTTCTCACTGTCGAGAAACTGTTTGTCCTCCTGACGTTCATCACTGACATTCAATAGATCTGGTAGTGAACCAATAGTCACACCACCTTCACGTTTCAGAGATGAATCGAATCCAGTGAAAGTATTCTTGAAATGACGATGTGCACGACCAAGTTGTGCAATCATCTCCTCCTGTTCATTTACAACAACAGGTGATCTCCACAAACAGTGAGCATCACCATCGTATACCTTATAGACTTTATCCATAATCAAGAGTTTACTACCATATTTACCACTGGTCTCCACACACCTTTTGGCAATGTAGAACTATGAAACAGATCTCCCTTCATAGCAACAGCACGACCTTTCTTTGGTGAGACTCGTTCTTTAACTGTCCACTGATCTTGTTGTACCAGTGACATATATTCGTGACGTTCTGATGCTCTCTCGTTGTAAATTACAGTGTCACCATTACTATCATCAATGTAATAAATCACATTCCAAGCATTCTTGAAATATGAATCAACGTGAGGTAATTGCACCTGATTATCATACCAAGCAGGAACACAATTAACACGCATACGAATGAGACATTCTGCCTCAAGTTTCTCTCTAAACTGTAGAGCAAGTGGCATAAAACCATTACACAGTGGACTCAACTCTCCACCCTCATCCTTATCAAAGAGATAATGAAAGTTGCAGAATCCATTGCGAGGATCATCCTCAAACATATCACTAATTGCAGCATCCTTACGGTGCCACATTAAGTCTTCATTCTTGATACAATCAATCAACCAGTTTTGATATACCTCGGGGATGACATCATCAAACACGAGGACATCTGGTGATTTCCTGTGAAATGTATCAAATGGATTGCCGATTGTTAGTTTCATTGATGCAAACGTCTTAGTTGATCTTGAACTTTACGCTCAATGCGTTGATGTTTAACTGTTG